GGTATGAAAGGAAAGAGAAAATGAAAGAAGCGCTGAGAAAATTCTTTGGCTATTTTCTGCGCGACCACAAAGATGAGGATACTCCGTCCGAGACCGCACCCCTGCGGTACCGCATCAACCCGTGCGACATCGACCACTTCGAGGCGCTCACTCCGCTGCAACGCTTCTTTGAGTTCTTTAGTGCAGGCACGGATTGCAAATGCTGCCTCGGCGCGCGCATCTTCATGGCGCTGGTCGTAGGCTTTATCCTCGGCGCGCTGGTGTTGTAACATGTTGCGCTACTGCCCTGGCGAGAGCGTCGAGCTGGCCGTGCTTGGGTGCAAGGGCGAGGCGTTCAAGAGCGCAGCCCTCACCCGCATACGTCCTGCCGGCGACAGGCTCTACACAGAGCTTGCCGTGCAGGCGGACAGCTACGCCATCAAGCTGCCCGACGAGATATGCGCGGGAGTGTGGCGGCTCACCGTCCATACGTCCTGCGGCTGCCGCACCGCGCTCATCGGCATCGACTGCGACAAGGTGCAGATGGCAGGTCAGCGGCACGTTACCAACCTGAGACCCGTTGGAAAGGTATGCTGTGAGTAGATGGGGTTCGCCCAAACGCGGCGTAGGGTACAGGCATCTACCGCCTGACATACGCGACGACGCGGAGTATTCCGTGCCGCAGCGTACGCGCGTCCGACTGTCCACCCGACAGCAGGTTGAGCTTGGGCTGACGGCCTGCGACGAGGTTCCGCTGCAACCGACGCATTGTTGCTTCGTACCGAACAACGACGTCTATATCCACAAACTGATAGGTCGCAACCCGTGCGCCGAGCCACCGGAGCCGACGTGTTGCGACCTCTACGACTTTGACTAAACGATGGCTAAACTCGAGCTACCCTACAAAGGCTGGCGACCGCGACCGCATCAGGTTAACGCTTGGCGCGCGCTGCGCAACTCGGACATTGACACGACTGTGCTGGCATGGCATCGCCGCGCGGGCAAGGACGCCATCGCCCTGCACGATGCAGCCATACGACTGGTAAACCGCGTCGGTAACTACTGGCACATGCTGCCGCAGGCCGACCAAGCGCGCAAGGCTATTTGGGATGCAGTTGACCCGCACACCGGCAAACGACGATGGGAGGATGCGTTCCCACCTGAGATAATCCGGCACGTCAACAACCAAGAGATGAAGATTACATTCATCAATGGCTCGACGTGGCAGGTACTAGGCTCGGACAACTACAACAGCTTGGTTGGTACAACCCCTGTGCATATCACGCTGTCGGAGGCGGCGCTGGCAGACCCCAACGCGTTCGGTTACTTCCGCCCTATCCTGCTGGAGAACGGCGGCACGTCGCTGCACATCAGCTCCACGCGCGGACGTAACCACTTCTACGAGCTGTTCAAGCTGACGGCGCAGGACGAACGCGGGTTTGCCGAGCGGCTGTCCGCAGAGGACAGCGGTGTGTTCAACGCCGAGCAGTTGAAAAAGGAGTTGAAGTATTACATATCCATGTACGGCGAGAACATAGGCCGCAGCCTGTTCCTGCAAGAGTACATGAGCGACTGGGACGCAGCCACCATCGGCGCAGTATGGGGTAAGGAGTTGAAGCAGGTTCGGGACGACGGTCGCGACAGGCCGTGTTCGTACGACAGCCGCTACCCCGTCATGACCGCATGGGACTTGGGTGTGAGCGACCTCACCGTGATACTGTTCTTTCAAGAGGTCGGTAACTCGGTTCGCATCATCGACTGGTACGCCGACAACAGTATCGGCCTAGATGCCTATGCAGAGGTGGTGCATAGCAAGCCGTATATGTACCTTGACCACTTCGCCCCGCACGACATCGCAGTACGGGAGTGGACGACAGGACTATCCCGTGTCGAGGAGGCCAAGCGGTTCGGCATCAACTTCACCCGCGTGGAGAAGACATCTAAGGCAGAGCAGATTGCCGCTGCATCTCACTTGCTTCGACGCACGGAGTTCCACTTGATTGACGACCCTGACAAAGAACCCGAGGATGACTGTGAGTATATCCTCGACGCGTTGGGCGAGTACAAGTTCAAGTTCGACCGTGAGCGCAGGGTGATGAGCAAGCAGCCTGAACACAACTGGGCGAGCCACTTCGCCGACGCATACATGACGATGGCCGTCGGGTTGCAGCAGCGCAAGGTTACGCGCGGCCGGCAGATAATGATGGGCAACAACATTGTGGACGCCATGCGAGTGCGGGACATCAAGCGCATGCACGCGATGCAGGGCAACAAACGCACAGGCGGAGCATGGGGTAAATAACGCCATTGCCTACACGTTGACATTTTCTGATATAATCAAAGGGTATGTAACATACCCTTTTTCCATTTACAGGTTACGCCGTGAAATACGACAGCGACAAATTAAATGACGCAGCCCGCGACGACATGGCGGAGTTGGTAATATCCCGCTTCAAGAGAGCTGTGGACTACAAGAGCGACACCATCGTACATCAAGGCATGTCGTTCCAAGCGCTTGCCGAACGGGCAGATGCGCAGTTTCGTCGCGAGTATTTGCCGTCCGACGCCCGCAGAATGGAAGAGGCATTTGGGTTTTGCCCCACTCGCTACTATGGTTTGACGCAAATCAAAACCAACGCTACCCGTGCGTGGAAACGCGATATGGTAATATCCAACATAGATAATATGTTTGTCACATTTCCGACCCCCAATCCGGATTTGGATTACGCATCTCGCGAACGTATCCGTGCGGGTGTCGAGCAGGAGCTTGCCCGGCGCATGATGGACGCCGGCATTGCAAACCCGATGATGCTGTTGGATGCAAACGGCGAGCCGGACTATCGCGTCAAAGATTTCATGACCGAGCAAGTCAACCGCTTACGCGGAGTTGAGCAAGCTCGGCTTGTTGCAGCCGCGACACACGCTGCCAAGACTGCACACACCCGACTGCGCGACGTGCTTGTCGAGGGCGATTTCCGCACAGCGTACAGCGGGTTCACGCACCAGCAGGTGCTGTACGGTATCGGATTCATGCGGTTTCCTGACATGCAACGGCGCGCCGTGCTGGAACATCAAGGCCGCAAGGTGCGCCGCAAGTTCAAGACCATACCGAACTTCCGGCATGTCGATACGATGAACATGTTTCCGACCGGCGATGCCGACAACCTGCGGGATTGCACAGGCATCACCGAGCTTGCATATATCACCAAGATTGACCTAATCAACCTGTATAATACAGATGGGTATTTCAAGGACGAAATTAAAGAAGTCCTTGAGGAGTTCGAGAACAACGACCGCAACTGGCTCGGCCTTGCAGAGGATAAGGGGAACGACCCTTACATCGAGGCAAGCTGGTGGGATTTGGATGGTACGATACCCATGCTCATCCATGAGGGCTTTTTGTCCGGTAGCGAGTTGAGTGAGATGGGCATCACCGGCGTGTCAGACACCGAGTATGTCAATGCCGAGGTGGTAGTCGTAGGCGGCCGCACGATTAAGTGTAAGCTGTTAAAATCCCCCGACGGTACGGAGCGCACTTATTACGGCGTTCCGTTTATCCGGTTCGGCAAAGGGATTTGGGACGTACTCGGCATGGCTGCAATGTTGTGGGACACCGAGCAGCGTATCAATGTGCTGATGCACACCTATGAATACAACCTCGAGTGGGCATCGCGACCGCCCATGCTGGTGAACCAAGACGCATTCGCCGATTCGGCGATGGTTACAGACCCGCAGCCCGGCCAAGTGTACGAGGTTAGTCAGGACGCATTGCTCGCAACAGGCGGGCGCATACCCGACCCGATGCGGGCTATATCGGGGCCGACTGCGCAATACCATCTGCTATACACTCAGATACAGGCGCTGATGCGCGCGGCCGACGAGGAGTGCGGCATTCCTGCGTTCGCGTATGGTGCGCAGGACTTTGGCCGCGCGTCGCTTGGCGAGTATAGCCAGCGCATGTCCAACGCCTTGCGCACCATCAAGGAGGCAGCGCTGGAGGAGGATGCGAACTTCATCGAGCCTGCGTTCGAGAATATGTTCGCCCGCATCCTGCAAGACGAGCCCGAACTTGCCGAGGGACAAGACGTCAATCTGCAAGTTCGCGGATTGACCGGCCTGCTTGCCGAAGACCAGCAGAAGACCAGCGCACGAGACACACTTGGCATGTTGGTTAACCTCAGCAACCGTCCCGGACTTGTCGATGACACCGCACTCAAGTACGGCGTGCGCGCATTCCTCGAATCATCCGGGTTCCCCGTGGAGGCGCTTGGCATCAGCGACCCGACTATTGACCGCGCACTTGCGGTGGCCGCAGCCAACGCCGCCACCGAGGGTGCATCAGCCACAGGCGCTCTATCGTCCGCGCTGGACAGACCGCAGGTTCCTCAAGTTGACGGACGCTCAGGCGGGATTCCGGTAGCCGCAGTAGCCGACGCAAGTGGCAATATCAATTATGGAGCAGGATAATGAAAGCGACCATTGCAGGCCGCACCGTCCAAAAAGGCGACCATCTTTACAACACGGCTTTGCAGTTGTGGGGTGAGGTGTTGCAAAGCGAAGACAGCGGCGCATCTTTTGTAGTAGAATTCAGAGGCATAGGCAACGGCAACACGCGCACCTACACCGCCACCGACGGGGGATTCATCAACGGCAAGCGCGTACTGTATTGGCATAAACCGATTGAACTCGATTTGCCGTTTGCAGACATTTCAGCACTTCAACGCTTAGTTGATTTGGTGCTGGTTGACGGCAAGGAGTATAACCGATGACAGAAGCTATTTTGCAGACAGGCCACCTGTTTGACGACAGCGAAGATGTGATTTCGCCTGTCATCACCATTCCGCCCGGCGGCCGCATCGTGTTCGTCGGGTTCAACTTCGAAGATGACATGGCGGTCGAGTTTGACGTTGTGTTGGTTGAAGCCAACAAGCCGAACACGGACGCGTGCTGCCTGCCTGATGTTACATTGCCCGGGGTTAAGAAATTAGCACCGGTCGTTGATTGCTGTACGGCTGCACGCCTGACGGCCTGTTCGCCTATCGTGGTCATAACCCAGCCGGAGGGTTTCGGCATTCGCGCTATCCGTAACAAGGCTAGCAAGGTTAGCTCTGTAGGATACAGAGTAATTGGAATTAAGAAATAAGGAATTGAGAAATGGCATACACTCATTTTTCAGGTTTCAGCAATTGCGACTGCGGTAGCGGAGCCAATGCAATTACGGATTTAGCGCTGCTTGACACTACTTTGACCTACGCCAAAAACAACGGCATGATGGGTCAGATTGATTTGGCGGCTGCTTTGAAAAAGCTGGACACCAACACCACCAATGTAAGCGGTAAAATCAATGGCACTAACCTTGAGATTACAGATTCGGACAATAAGACCGTAACTATCGACATGCTGCCGATATTCAATGCGAACGCCCGCAGCGTTAGCGGCGCGATTGAGGGTTCGAACTTGGTATTGTCCGACCCTGCCGGTAACAAATCCACTATTTCGCTGGCTGCAATCTTTGATGCGATTAAGGCGTCCACGGCCGGCGCAGCAACGGAGACTGCCGCAGGCGTAGTTAAACTTGGCAACCGCGTGCTGGCAAACGACGGCACCACCGTTCTTGGCCGACTGATTGGAGCATAAAATGGCGGACATCACTCTCTTGCAAAAAGGCGACCTGAATTCGGGTCATTTTACCAATGACAACACCAACGCAAAAGGCGGAGTCAAAGTGCGCTACTCAAGCGCAGCCGGTAACCTGCTTCAGATGCGGGACGACGGCCTGTACTATGGCGCATACGCACCGGATGACAAGCGTTACCAATATGTAGATGCCGCCAACGGCAACGATGCCAACGTCGGCTCTAAAGCAGCGCCGTTGAAAACCCTCAAGGCAGCGCTTGACCGCTTGGTGCAAGGCACGGAAGATAACTACATTTATCTGCACGAACAGCAGGTTCACACTATCGATTCGGCGCAGCGCCACCGCCTTACTGCGTCTGTAACCATTTCCGCATACGGCGCACAGCTTGACGCGCTGGAAGCTCGCTGGAACTCGGTCAACACCGGCTGGAGCGTAAAAGCGTCCGATGGCTGGAAACCGTTAATGCCGACTTTAAAAGTGGTGGCAGGCTTTGACATGCCGCCTTTCGGCGGCGAGAAATCCCCGAGCTGGATAGAGATTGCTGATAACAAAACCCTCATCATTGATGGCTTAAATTACCAAGTAGAGGGTATTGTTAAAACGCCTCGCGTGAATATCGTCGCGTGGGGTGCAACCATTTTCGGCCGTGGCGATTTGGAGTTCCGCGATAGCGTAATCAACAACGCCACTTCAGGCAAGGGCTGGTTCTTAGCCGGCACCGCGGGCGCGCCGCTGAGAGTGCTGCTACGCGGTACAGAGTTCGGCAGCTTGGACGCAGCCAACGCCATGTTCCACGCCGAATCATCGCCGCTGTCAGTATGGGCAACCACTCGCAATGCGGCCGCGCACTCAAGCGGGTTGAATTGGCGCGCCGCCCCATCTGCCGCTCAGGTAAAAGCGCTACTCGACAACCCCGGCGTTGACAACCCTGTTGCAGCCAGCATCACAATTAACCCGTAAGGAGAGGCACCGTGAGTGTTGTCCGCACCGATTTAAAACGGCAGGAGTTGATAGGTAAGTACAGCCTGTCGCCCGAATCCCCGTGGATTGTACTCGACCGTCCCCACACCATCGTTGCCTCCGGGCTCACCGAGGGCATCGAGGTGTGGTTTCAGATGGCGGTAGTGAAAGCGGGCAAGCCCGGCGAGATTTGCGGCTGCTTGGTTGCACCGCCAAAGCCGTCAGACATCGAGCGTCTCGAGTGGCTCAACTGCCCCTGCTATCAGGCTGACCAAATTCTGCCGCGCCGTATCACTCATCAAAATCAGTTCATCGTACTGGACAGCCCGTGGGGCGCTCCGGTACGCGCGGTTTTGATTGACGCGAAGACCAAGCAGCCAATTGATGAAGAGGCTATCATTCAAGACCTGCACGTCGTGGCCTACATCAATTCCGAAGTACCGGCCAAGAACGCAGCGGAACGTGGATGCCCTGAGCCGAAGCCTATGGCCCCATCGTTCAGATTTCCGTGCGAGGGTTACGGGTTCTACCCAAACGACCCGAATCGCGACCCGCGTGCGACGGAAGAGATTACCGATTGCGACGGCCGCATCTTGGCCTACATCTACCCCGAAGCGTACAGCTTTGCGAACACCCCGATTGTGGATTGTTTAGGCCGTACACTCGGGTTCGCATACAATGGCAACCACGGCGATTGCGAAAGCGTGTGCGACACACCCGCGCGATTGAACGAGCCGAAAGTCGTTGCCATCGTTAAGAAAGACGGCATTGACTATATGGTGTACGATAACGGCACTAAGAAAATGCTGGTATAATTAAACTATACAACAGAGGTTAATTTATGGCATCGGCACTAATCACTTGCGATGGCTTAATTTCAGCAATGCGCGACAAGCTGGCAAGCATGTCGGAGGCGGAACTCGCTGATTTTAAAAAATATCTGCAAATTCCCGAAAATATTTACATTGCCGAGGTGCAATGGAACGAAGAGCAAAACAAAATTCAGATGAAGCGCACTGACGGTGCGCTGCTGGAAATTGACCTTTGCAAATTCCGCGCGCCTCAGCCTTGTGAATATTTTGCAACAGCTCAATTGAAAGCCTGCTCTTCGGTGTGCGGCAAGCCCGACCGCGTGGCGTGGGCATATCACCCCGACGATATGCGCGACCCTGCGGCAACCGTTCGCGTAGCCAACAAGGACGACGAGACGCTGGCATGGATTTATCCGACCGAGGATA